ATCTCCTGAAGTAGTGTTTACGGTGTGGGCGTAACCCGATTGGCTCGGCGTAGCGTTGCCAGTTGATTCATATTAACGCTCGCGCAAACGTCTTTCCGCTTCAGCTTTGTAATTCTGCCAATTTTCAGGGTGCTTTCTAATAATTTCACCCAGGGCTGACATGTTGATGCCGCGATTAATGCCGCCAACGGTCAAGTCACGCAGCAAATCAGGATCTAGACCCCCGCTCGATGCACTACGCGCTGCAGGTGCGCCACCGCCCTGGGGCTTAGGAACCTTCTGCACCCATTCCGGCACGTTGTTGCGAGCCCAGTCAGCGACAGGAATTCGCTCATAGCCATCAACCACCACCGGGCCATTGTTGCCCTGCTGGATTTCCTTATCCTTCAAATAGTTCCGCATGACTAAATCAGGGTCATGCACAACGTCTGACAGGGCGCTAACCGCAGGCGCAGTCAGCTCAAGGTCACGTACACGGGCCTCCAGCTCTGCGATGCGTTCATCTTTTTTGGTGCTGTTTTCGCGGAACTGATGCTCTCTAGCTTGCAGTGCTTCGCTGTATTTGCCCTTTGATTCCAGTTGTTCTTGCTCTGCTTTTGCCTTGAAGTCCATCAACTCTTGGACATCGATGCCTTCAGGCACTGATTTGGATTTTTTTAATTTACCAATCAGCTCGTGATTTTTGCGTTCTAATGCTTCGACACTGCTTTTAAGCAGATCCAATTCATTAGTGTCTGCGGTAGGCGTAGCCTCTTGCAGTTGATCTTCAGACATAAATAACCCGTAAGGTTAATTGCAGCCCAAATGTACTACCAAAGAAACTTGTTCGCCCAGTAAGCGCCAGAAATTGGGCCACGTTTGATGTTCTGGGAATGACGTTTCTTCCAGTTGCTGCGTTTCTCTGCGTCGGCTTTGCTCTCGCCGTCACGCTTGGGGAAACGATCAGCGCCCTGTAGTCCGAATCGAATTAGCTTTTGTTTGCCATCCACGCTGGCCACAACAGCAGCCGCATATTTGGGGTGCCTTGGGGTCATGATCGGCTTGTTGAGGCCCTCAAAACGGTGGCCTCCTTTGTCAATGGCCTTAGCCATGGCTATTTCTTTTTGGCCTTCTTAGCAGTGCTCAGCTCTGACCGCCTTTTCAGAACAGTGTTGCCAGTCACGTCTGACTTGATCCGCACAATCGGATCATCAGCAGAGCCAACCCTAGTAACAGTGCCGCCGCTGCGGGTCTTGATTGACACGCGATCAGATTTGGCAACGCTTTGAACCACTCCTGTGGTCCTGGCCCCTCCGTAGGACCAAGCAACGCGAGAACCTATCCTCACTTTTTCTTGCCCCCTTTCTTTTTCTTTTTGCCCGCAGGTTTCTGGGGCTTCATGGGGCCTTTGTAACTAGGCATCAGCTGTCCTCCTTGGATGCTTCTGTTTTAGCTGCTTTTTTCTTAGCAGCGGGCTTTTTTGGAGGGCAAGCCGGGGCCTCTTCTGTAGTCGGTTTGAACTGAAACTTGCTGTGAAGTTGCATGGGACAGGCCCTAACAGCAATCAAAGCTTAAATCAAACACGCGCAGCAGACAAAACCTCCAAATCGTCTGGTGTTTGGACCAAACTGACAAAAACCTCAAATAGCTCTGCGATATAAGGTTTTTCCTCGGCGGTCGCGTCGTCGTACAAATCCCGCAAAGCGCGGACACGAACGCCTGAAAACCTGTCTGTCCGTGCCAGGTCCAAAGCTTCGATCAGATTAGGTGTCAAGTTCATTTGGCTAGAAACTCAAAAAGACTCTTGCGTACACGGTCATATAGCTCAGGTCTCATCTCTTTTAGTTTTTTGGGCTGTAGGACAAAAGCGACAAAACCTTCAGCAAATGCTTCTCGGTCATTGCTTCCACTGTATTCGGTCAGCTTGCGTTTGGCCCTTAGTCTTATGCCCAGCCTGTCATCACTGGTTTCGTCCATATATTGAACAACGTGGCCGATCTCGTGAATCAGCGTAGACATGGTTGATGAAGCGTCTTTAGTGGCGTTGTGGCTAAAGCTCCATGAAGGGTCGCCTTTGTCGATGTCATCCAGTTTTTTATTTACGCGGGCCTGAAGTTGTTTTGCGTTGAACTTGCCTCCAGCTAGCTGCTGCCCGTGTTTTACAGCCACAAAGTTGTAGCCCTTAAAAGCATGACCGTTTGAGTTTGCAGACGGTTGCATAAACTTATTCAAAAATTTCTGAATCTGTCTCTCATACATGGGCGAAGTTTCTTCGCCATCTAACTTTTTGCGTAACGCATGGCCCACAATGTCTGCACCACGCCCTGTACGACGCTCCAAAACTGTCCGCTTGAAAGTGGCATTTTTAGCAAACATTTCAAAGTTCTCAGCGGCTGACATCTTGCCTGTGAGCAAGACTGTCGAATCACTTCTTTCCAAGAACTCAACCATTGCTTTTGCGTTACGACCTGATTCACCGGGCAAGTCAGTTAACTGCTGCAAAGCATCTTCTAAGTCTTTGCTCTTTAAACCTGCCTGACGAGTTCCACTTGCAATAGGAATGTGCCGTTCAACCAGCCCAGAAATGCTGCCAACGCTTTGAGGTTGGTAAGTTTTGGCTGCTTTAGCTGCTTGAGCTTGTACTTTTGCTGTTCGCTCAGCGTCAAATTGCTTTTCTTCATCTGCAATTTTTCGCCTCAAATATCCTTTACGTTCAACTAGCTTTCTGTACCGGCTGCCAGCCTGCCTCTGGATATTATCCAAGTCATCATCCAAAGAATCAATAACATCCAAAAGCTTTCTATCTTTTGTTTGCTTATATTCAGCTTCTAATTTTTTAACGCGCTCATTGATGGTTCTATATTTTGCATTGTTTGCAAGTAAATATTCTCTTTTGAACGGTGGATTTTTGTCTAAACGCTCTATCTGTTTGTTTATAAGGTTTAGCTGAGCATCAGTTGAAAGGGGTGGCTTTGGTTTGGGTTTAGGTTTTACTTTTGCAAACTTTTCAGTGGTAGTCAGCCCTGACTTTTGTTTGGTGCTAGCAATCAAGCCGACAAAATCCGTACCCTTTGGCACGCCTTTATTGACCATTGCCTCGATGCGTTTTTTATCGCTTTTTAAGGCTGGATCCTGCATCACCTGTTTGGCGATCTTTTCATTCTTGGTCAGAATTTTTGTCGTGGGTTTTGGCTTAGGGGCCGCAGCTTTCTTGCTCTTTGTGATCTTGTCCGGCTCCCCATAACGGGAACGCAGCTGCTTCAGGCTCACCTCTGAGCCGTCCTCACGCATGAATCGCTTCATCGCCCCATCTGGGCCATAGCGATCAGCCAAGCGGTTGTAATAACGGGCCTTCTCAAATGCCCCAGGCGTTGCCTTGCCGCCGTTCAGCATCCGGGCCTGGGCAGGGCTGGCATTAAACCTTGATTTCTTGCCCGCCTTAGTCGTGCCCCGTAAGTCGTACAGGTGCTGTGCCGCGCTAGTTCCAACAGGTACACGGCCACCCTTGGGGTCTGCACTAGACGGCGTGCCCTCTTTTGTCGGGCGGTAGCCAATCTTTGAACTAGGTGGTGGAATATCGATCCCAAATTTCTTGGATGCGCCCGCGTAATCAATGACCGGGACCGTTGTAGATCTGCAACCGAAATGTGGTGGGTTCGACGGTGTTGGACCTTTGCCGTAGAAGAACTCCTTCTGATCCAGGTTGCGGCAGATCGCTGTGGTGTTGCTATCCAGCGTGGCGATCCATCTGTACTTCTTCGTGAGGTTTGGGTTGGCCTTATAAACCTGCAAGCTCGCAGCGTTTGACGTGGCATTAACGCTGGTCCTGACCAACGTCCGCACCTGATGCTTGGCCATCTTCCAGGCGTTGCCCTGCTGGGCCAATGCGATTTGCCTTGGGGTCAGGGCCTCAGTTGAAAAGCCCAGCTCTCCATACAAAGACCGAGCAATTGACGCTGTGCTCTCACCTGTGAGCAGGCCATCCAGCACCGCACGCGAGAACAACTCACCTTGCCGTTCAGCTAAACCGCGAAATGCTTTGACGATGCTGGTGCCATCAGGCATACGAATTACAGCGCCCTGCCGTGCCGTCAGCTTCAACACTGAACCGGGCCCCTTTACTGCCTCCTCAAAGCTGTCCTGCAAAAGGTTGGTGCCCACATCCAGTGGGTCAGCTTTCACTACAGCCTTGGCAAAAGATTCAGTGACCTCGACCGTTCGCACCTGGGTCTTGACCGCTGCAGGCACTACCCGTTGCAGTTCCGCCCTGGCAAACGCAACCTCAACATCTGCCAAACCGTCCAGCTGTTGAATCAACTCATTGATGCTTTGCCCGGACCACTTCTTCATGGCGTCCAGGTTTTGCTTGATCAGGGCTCGCATCCGCGCAGCCTTGAACTGCGGCTTTTTGCTGCTGGGCATCTTGTCGATGCGCTCTAGCTCCCGCACGGCCTTGACGATCTGCCGGCGGTAAGACTCCAGCAGTTTGTTGGCCACGCCATTGCTGAAACGGTTCAGATCCAACGCCTTGCGGTAGTAGCTCTCAGGCACACCCGCAACGCCACCAGGCTTGATGGTGTTGGCTAGGAATTTGCGCTGTTCCCCAGCACTAGGCGATGCGGTCACGTGCCCTCCAAGCCCAATTCGGCAGGGTCACAATCCACATAAACAGACA